GCATCGATTCCATTCCCATAATCAGCATGTAACATCATGTGCTGATAGGGTGGAGGAAGGGTAATCCACACCTTCTTACTCAAGGAATCGTTGGCTATTTGGACGTATCGGAAATCATTACGTGCCAATGACATCCAAAAGTTCTCGATCTTCCAACTCAATTCTGGACGTGCGTAGGTTCCATTGAACAGCATGAAACCTGACCAATCAGCGATGAGAAGATAGTCTATATTTACGCCGCCCGAATCCAATACCGCGCCAATTCCATGAACAGGCGCGCCCACACCCTGATCGACAATTTCTTCAGACCAGGTAGCAGGTCTATCATTGTTGTCTGAGTATCCAAGTGTCCTCGTCATTTTGAATAAGTAAAGAACGTCTCGAAACTCTTGACAATTCGTCAGTGCATTGCCGTCTAATGGTGCGATTATAAGCCCATCGACTTTACTGATAGCTTCCGGCTCTCCGGGGAATGATACACGCGCAAGAGAGCGGTTATCCGTCACACCAGTAGGTAAGTCCTTCAGTGTCTCATCTGTACCGAATTCGCCTACCAATACAAGCCTGCTATGGTAAGTGTTGAGGGAAACACCTGATGGGATTTCAGTGAAATTATCGACTAAATGGGATGCGTCTGATAGTAGATCCGCATCGAAATACTCTACCACATGGTCTGTAGCTGTATTGTTATCGATTTTTCCTTTAGGGATGAAAAAGAGTTGGTATCCTTTCTGATCACCATTGTAAGTCCCCGGAATAGCCTTACTCGAAACCAAGTGACGCTTCTTAACATACGCCGGACCTATTGGAATGTTACTTACCCGAATCTTATGTTCCCCATCGAATTCCAATTTACCAAATACTTCAGGTCCAAGAGCAGTCAGATAGCCCGTATCCGTCTCGTAAACTACTGCGATGAGATGTAATCCAATGTCTGTCAGCCCACTAGCATCATGAGCAACAACAAGTGCGCCACCAGTAGGAGGAGGGCCAGCAGCTTTACGAGCAGGCGTTCCATCCCCCTTGTAAACGTAGAGGAATTGATTCTTGATCCCCAGTTCATAATTCTTTCCTTGGGGGTTAACGTATGTCTTGAATGGAGTGATGTAAGCGCGCCCATTGTATGCGACGAACCCGAAATCCGTCATTTCAGGAATAGTTAGAATCGGTCCATGGACTACACTAGCCCCGATGCAATGATAGATCTTCCCTCCCTCGACTAGCACGATGAGGGATTGACCAGTCTGCATCACATAGTCATAGAACCGAAGAACTTTACCGATTGAAACTGACTGATCCTGATACTTATCGAGGGGATCTCTTGTCTCTACTCCCGAGTGAGGGTATTGAACATTATCCGCCACGATAAAGTGATCAGATGGCGCACTTTCTGGATCACCTCTAGACCACCAACCATTAAAGTCTTCAATGATGATTGGATCATGGTCACGTAACCCAGGCATTAAAATCCTCCCCGAGCCTTATACGCCGCCCTGAAAGGACGATGCCGTGTCATGATTTGCTGTCTACCCTTGTTGTTAATTCCGTTTAGTCGTTCTAATGCATTTTCTGCCTGATCGTTTAGCCCCTCTGCTCTAGATGGATTCTCTCCAATGTAGAACGAGCACAGAGCGGCTGTCTTGTAACTCAAGTAAGAGCGCGCATTAATCAATCCAATTACAGTGAATTCACTCGTAGCTAAACTTAATGCACCTCGAACATATTGGATCTGAATTTCTCGCGGACCCAATGCACCACTAGGATTGAATTTGATGATCTGATCTTCCCAATGCCAGAATATGAGGGATTGGCTGATTGGGAATGCCTGAAGGAAATCACGTCGGGCTAATGGAATGAATGGATCTCCACTACCTGACGCACGCTCACCTATGCCCTGTACTTCCACCAAATCGGATGGATAGTGGGGTAAATCGACGTGTTCAGGTGGAGTGATCTTATATGAACCGACTGGAACTACTATAGGTGGAGAAGTCATGTTGGTTGGTGAAGAATTAGATTCCTCTAAATTCTCCACCAACTCATCAATCGCCATGTTCAGGTAAGGTAGTTGGGCAGCGTAGGTGTAATCTGTTTTCTGAGGATCGTTCATGAGTGCAGCACTACGATCCATTACTTCACCGGCTGTCAGGTTAGTAGTGCTCATCTCACACCTACGCGATGGTTACAGTGTACACACCCGCTACAATCGCAACCGTAACGGCAGTGGTAAGGGACAAATCGAATTCCTTAATGTTATCGCCTGCTGCACCAGCCGTAGGAGGATTCGCAGTCATTACATTATCGACTGTCACGAACAGCCTCTTACCAACAAGATCAAGTTCAACCCCAATGACATTCGTGAGAGTTACTCCAGCGACCGTTCGATCCGGTCCCGTCTTAGCAGTTGTAATGACTACCGTATGTGGTGTGGGCATTCTACCTCCTATTGTGCGAATGAGAGATTGAGTTCTTTCGCGCGTACGGGATCTACAACAGCCTTACACGTCTGGCAGATTGGGAATGCAGGATTACGCAGCGAGCCACATGCAATGCAACGAACCAATTCAGCAGCCTGAATGTCACCTAACCACGGCTTATTCTGAATGTTCAGTTCTCTACATGCCAGGCGCGAATCGTCACTAATACTCAATGGATTGCCGTTCGATCGGCTCCACAGAATGTCAGCGATACGAATAAGCTCCATGAACCACTTCTTCTGGTTTGCTAATGCCTTCTGCAATAGAAGTGGCTGTTCCTTCTTGACTTTCTCTACTGTATATTCACCGGGCAAGTAGAAGATACCCGGCATTTGGTCTGCCATGTTACACGCCAACAGTCCATTGCAGTAGTCGCGTACGTTCGCATCCGCAATCTGAACCGAGGATACAGGAATTTCGAGTAATGGCTGATTTTCGTCTACTTCTCTCCACCAACTAGAAGGACCGATTACCAGCACACTAGGATTCTCAAAAGTTCCAGGTGATAACTCGAATGTAGATGGCTGTAGAGTAGCTTTCCGTTCAATGATGCGCTTTGGTAAAATCGATACGACAGTAGACCGATCCATCGGGTTGATTGGCGCACGAATGGTACGCCGATTAGTCTGCTGCATTCCTGGGAATTCGCCTACCATACTCATGTTAGTTCGCCTTCTCGTAGTTACGCGGCACAATTACCGCCTGATTGTGAGCTAACGCATCACCTGTGTTCGTTTCATTACCGAACAGTTCCTCTTGTAACTTCTCTACCCTCATCTGCCTAGCTTCTTCAGTTCCCTCGGTATCGACGTACTTGACAAGGCTCTTTTTGCCAAGTACAGCGTAGAGGGCGTCGATAACGAACTTTGTGGCCTCCCAGATAGGAGGAAGCGGATTATCGCGTGCGTCACGATAAGCCCACAGTGGTTCGTACGATATCTTAGACGCGGGTAGATCTTTCTGATTGATTTCCGGAACAACGACCAGCCGTTCCAAAACATATAGACCCTTCAGATACGGGTATTTCTTTACTTCCCTTACTTCCGGGAAAAGTAATGCAATACCAGTGTCTAAATATTCTACAAGTCGTTTCTCTACCTGGTCATCAGCCCACACTATGCGAAAGATGGGATCTGTCGTTACGGTATCGATCCCGTAATAGTCTTTTAATCTCTGATTTAATGCTTCAACAGTTTCCATAAAAAAGTGGGGGATTTCTCCCCCACCCTCCATTACACTCCGGAGTTAATGACCCACTTACCGAGAGACTTCACCCATACGAGGTAAAGCGCACGGTTAACAACGGCAGTTAAACCAACCAGAATATTCCCAGAGGTTCCCAGAATGACTGAACCAGTGACAGGAATGAGTACAAGGAACTGAGACTGACCAGCTCCAAGCCCTGGATTGATTGTATTGACCTGAGTAGCGCCCGTGAGCAGTACGATATCAGTCTTAACGATAATCGTAGCCGCAGATGCCACGGTACTCTGTGTCATCTTACTTACAGTTCCTGGAATCATCTCTCCTCCTCCACCATGAGATGAATAACCGATGGATACTAAATGTCTTTCTCCTGCTGGGGTGCAGGAGTCCCAGCCACCCAATATCCACCGGCTAACTTGTGCTAGTAACCGACAGGAACAGCGAGTCCGTCGATGTACGAGCAAGCCGCAGGATTAGACACGAAAGTCTGCATCCCAACGACCATGTAGAAGATTTCCGCCGCAGCCACACCACCAGATGCGCCACGAATCTCGAAAATCTTACGTCCATCAGTGGTGTAGAATCCGATGGGAAGGATTTCTGCACGACCCCAAACCTCATCCACGATGAAGTCAATACGGGTCTTATCCCACGAATAATGCACCGTGATGGGCGCACCAGCCAACTGCATGTTAGAACCACCGAAATACATATTCAGTGCTTCTTCTTTTGCAGCCTTCTGGATGATGGAAACCAACTGACCGATTTCCTCATACGCCTGCTGTTGCGCCGGGTGCGTCCACGCCTTCGGAGAGAAGGAATGTTCGATACCCACACGATTGCCAATCTTGTTGATGGCAATACGCGGCAGGGGCAGAGTGAGTGCGGCGCCTCCAGCATTCACACGGTTAGCACGAATCTCAGGCGTAGTGCTACGCGAGAAACCAAGCCACGTACCGGCGGATGCATTGCTGTGGTGATACGGCACACCAAACAGAGCAGGAAGTGATGCAGGAGCAGCGAGTCCAGCAGTCACAATCTTATCCGTAGGTGCAACCGCAGCGATGGTGGGAGTGATGCTGATGGTCTTATTCTCGACATCATGTGCCGTGATAAGACCTTCACCACGCTTGATGGCAAGCGCAGTATCCCACACCTGTACGGTCTGACCGAAGCGCATCAGACGCGCTCCGAATCCATCCGTAGTAAGTGTGATGACATTGCTGCCACCAGCAGGGGTATCAGTGGTTACTACACCAATGACACCATCACCAGTCTGCATCATCTGGCTATCCAACTGACGGCGCATTTCATCCAATGCCGTAGCGGTTAACCGACGCACACCATTGACGATAGCCTTACGCGCATCGTCAGTAGCCCACTGAGTTAACTTGGTGTACTCAATGTTCTCACTCAAGAAAACACAATTGAGTACAGCCTTGTCAAACGTGGGACCACCACCTCGACCTAAATCGCCGCCATCCGGGTTAAAATACTGGAAGCTACCACCCGGACGCAGTTCCAAAGGAACGCGCATCTGACGATGAGAGATCTTCTCCACATCACGCTTCTTGATGTGCGAGAAAAACTTATCGTCACGCTCGAACAGCACACGAATCTTCGGGATAACCCGTTCGAGTTCGGTTGCTGCTACCTGTGCTTCAACTACTGCCATACCGTCTCCTTGCTAATCCTGCATTAGCACATCAAGTGTACTCATTCCTTTCGGAATTTCCTTGCCGTTCTTGTACTTTCCACTTGATGGGGCAGTGGAGCGCCCAGGAGTAATTGGACCCTTTTTAGAGGTCGTTTCTTTCTCGTCCGTTCCTTCACTATCTTCACGAACCCTACGACCCATCCCACGTAAAGCATCGTTTCGTGCCTTTTTGATAACACTAGGCAACAGTGTTTTTGCTTTACTAAGATAGGCTGACTTGATTCGATCAGTTGAGGTTTTATCGAATCCCTGATGGAATGCCTTTTCCCACAAACGATCCAGTAAACCCCTGAATCGTGTATCTCGCTGGATGAGATCATCCAACGTTTCCAGAGCTTCAGCAGTTGCGTGATTCTTCATGTATTCAGTCATCGTTCCGCGTGGATCGATGTGCTGAACAATGGTAGAAGTCAGTACGTTATCAGCTTTCGTCTGAAGGTCTTCTCTTACACCATCGAATACCTGATAGACGCGCTGCTGTTCGTACTGTTGCTGCTGCTGTTCTCGCTGAATGTCCTCGGGCCTAGAATTCTTCGACAGGGGCGTAGGCGGTGTAAACTGTTGTGAACCAAATACGAACTGATTCAGAATGTTAGCTGCCGCCGTGAGTGGCGCACCCTGATCGCCTAACTTCCTACCCTCCTGAACCATCGTAATGATAGTGTCCTTGACGACATTACCCAATACGTGGTAGTAAGCCTGTGAATCGACTTTCTTCAGGGTTGGAAGGTAGTTGTCAGCGATCTTATAGAACGCGTCCGAATTCTCACTCTTAGCCGCCTCAAGAACTGTGGTGATATCACCGTTCAGGACTTCGTACTCTACGCGGTCCAGTATCTGAGACTTTTCGTGTGCAGCGCGTGCGTCCTGAATCGTAGGATAAACTTCAGTGAACTGCTGCTCCCGATAGTATGCCTTTTCAAGGTATGGGAAATCCTTGAATAACTTCGGATACTTGGCAAGGATCTCCCTGCGCCTGACCGGAGTCATTAACTCCAGATCTTCTTCTTTCGGCCCGTCTAATTCTTCTTCGATTTCTTTGAGTTCGTCGTCTTCTTTTGATTTTTCTCCGTCCTCTTCTCCTTCTTCTTCATCGCCTGTTTCTTGCTCATCTTGATCTCCTGTATCAGTTTTACCAATCTTTGGTAAGTCCAATACTTCTTCGGGTTCTTCGGCTTCATTCAAAAGCTCGAATGTCTGTTCGCCGTCACTTCCTGACGTATCATCTGGTGAATAGAAAGGAAGTGAAATGAAGTTATTGAATCGTCGGTGCATTTTGATCTACTCCCATTTGCTGGCCTGCTACTTGTTCAGCAGGCGCGGTCGGATTGGCTAGTTCCCCATTAGCTTGATCACTAGCGGCTTGTTCTGGGGGCATTCCTTGCATCTGCTGCATCTGCATCTGCTGCATCTCAAGCTGCATCTGAGCATCCTTATGCATCTTGAAGTGCAACAATACATTTTCGTAACCCATCTGATTCTCTGTCTTAGCTAGCCGTCCCGCCGCACCTACAAGCCATCGACGGCAGATATCTCCTTCAATTACGTGATCGTCTACATCGAAGTCAATCGGAATACTAGGCACACGCATGGGCGGGGGCGGAGGCTGACCCATTTGCATAGCCTGTTGTTCCATCATAGGATCAGGTGGCTGCTCAATCGGCTCACTATCCAACAGTTGCTGAATTTCCTCGTATTGCTTCTGTCTATCTTCCTCACCTGGAATGATATAATCGGTCAGTCCGATAGCCTTTTTCAGATAAGGCATGTTCTCTGGCGAAGCTAACGTAGCCATGATCTGGTCATTGTTTATGTTAAACAATTCCATGATAGCATCTTTCTGCTGATTCCACGTAATCGGCAGATTTTCATTAGCCTCAAGCTCAATAGAACCTATCTTACCCTCTAATTCCGCTTTACGCACGAATACATTGACGAAGTTACCGAATTCGTCCTTCTTAACTGACTTTTCGTCTTCTCGAACTTCATCGATGTACATCGGTATCGCTTTACCGAATGTGTCTTTCCACCACATTGTCAGCATCTTCCAAGTAGTTTGGAGACGCTGTAATGCTTGGGCGCGAGACATACTGTATTCGGATGCCGTCCTACTACCCGACATTTGCCCACCGAATAGACTCGGAAGCGCGCCCGAAACGATTTGTCCCATCTGCTGAATCTTCTCTGCAAATGGTAAAGTTTCCTGAGATAACGTCGCAGTTTTAACCTCATAGAAACCCTCTCCTAACGGCTTCCCAGATTTAGGAGTGGCGGGATAGATACCACCAGGAATAGCCTCAGATTCACGATACGACTTGAAATTTAATACCTTCGGGTCAGCGAATGTCTGAGGAATGCCATGTTCGATGGTCTGAACTGTCAATGAAATCAAATCGTTCGTAATTTCTTGTACACTCGTCAGGAGTAGACCAATCGGATCGAAATGAATATAATCCGAAAGTGGATTGTATGTCAGTGTCCAATGTTCGTCCAACTTTTCATTGACTGCATGGACTACCTGATCGTTCACTACGCACGCATTCACACCGTGCGGATACAGTTTCTTCAGTTCCTCTACTTCCTCTTCCTTCAAGATATGATAGGCTGCGGGTCTGAACCAACAATTACGCACAGTGACATTATTGATGGGATGTTCGCCCCTGTACTGCGGTGATGTGCGACCCCACTGTTCGTATAGATCGTACGTTGATTCGCCCTGTTTGACTACCTTGTCTCGTAACTCTGGATATTTCTCCAGGACATTGGCGTAATGAGTTTCGTAGGAGTAGATGAGATAGTTGCATTCCTTCTGACTACGCGCCCACACTGGAACCTTGACGAACAGACCGCCAAATACTTCCATGAATACACGGGACTTAGCGTGACTCGTTTCGCCCACCATCCGTGTATCGATGCTAACACTCTGAGACTTAATGATTGGAACTGTAGCATCACACGTTTCGCAGTAGTCCGTCTCTGGAATCTGTTCTCCCGTAAATGGATCCACTTCAGGTGGACGCATCATTTCTTCAGAGTTACCTTCATGGATTAGTTCATTCGATAATTCAGTATTGCAGTATGGACAGGTTTCAATTGAATGAACTTCCTGAAAGTCCTCGTATTTCTTTTCTTTGTATGTTCCGTACTCTTCATCAGCCTTCGTATACACATAGGATGCTGTCATCCCCTCAGTGCAGTACACGAACAGAGCGTGAATCCAGAGCAGCGGCGCGTTGTTGTGCTTGAAGATCAGTTCAGAGATCTTATCTCCTGCTTTAGCTGTTGCTATATCGAGAGGATTGTCAGCATCATCAGGATAACAAGTAATAGGGGGGACAGCGACAGATAGTGCAGCGATGATCGATTCGAGATACGCACGGTAAATATTAACTGGCTTGTCGTAGTATCCTTGATCAGAGTCTTCACCAGCACGCGCAGATTCGGGAATACGCCAATCATGTGCAACCTCGCTGTAATACGTGTGCTGGATGTTCTCCCACATCAGTTTCAATCGACGCCACTGACGGATCTGACGATCGCGCACAGCTCTATCTTCATCGTCGAAATGATCGACGATTTGCTTTAGTAACTTCTTAGTCTCTTCACTTAATTCTTTTTCCATTTCAATACTCTACTGAGGCATCGACGGACCAAGACCACCAGCACCCATTCTACCCTGAGTAGCTGATCTGCGGCCCATCATCATTCGGCCACCATTACCAGGAATCATTCGTGGCATCTGTTCCATGCCACCACCGTATTGTGGCATAGGCATCTGTGGAGTTTGACCCTCAAATTGCTGCCATGGAGTCTGCATAGCTCCCTGCATTTGGCCCGCATACTTGCCACCATCTTCACTAGAATACGCTTCAAGTAACCGATTTGAATCTCCAGGATTGGCCTGAAGATATCCCTGAATCCATGATTGTGGTATGCCTGCCTGTTGGGCCTGAGCTATTTGAGCCTGATACTGAGCAGGAGTGATGCTACGACCTTGACCAATCGTTTCACCAATACCATCAATCCATCCACCAGTTCGTCCACCCTGAACGAATTCAGCATCAGGATTCATTGTGGGATTACGACGATTGATTATTCCTGATGGATCGTTACCGAATGATGGTCCAGCAGTGCCCGGAAGTGATGCGTTGTAATATGGATCGAATCCACCTGATGGACCTATTCCACCGCCCATTCGACGCATACCACCCGGTCCCATACGCGCACCGGCTGCACCCATACGCGCACCCATACCTGCGTTAGCTGGACCTCTAGCCTGACCTCTATTCTGTGCTGGAGCCTGTTGCTGTTGTTGCTGACCTCCACCACTAGATCCACCCATGCCAGCTAGAATTCCTGGTGCCGCCAAT